TCACACGTTTTATAAAACAATGGTTCTGCACTATTTAAGCCATGGTGTATTTTACGCAGCTATAACAAGAAATGCAAATAGCCAAAGGATTACAAGTCTGTTAATACTGGATCCTGTGCAAATGGAAAGCTATTACAATACAAGAGGTGAATTATTGTTTAGAAACAAGAAGACAAACAAGAAATATAGTTACGATAACATCATACATATTCCTAATCTTTCATGGAATGGAATAGATGGTTTTGTAATGCCGGACCTTCATAGAGATAATTATGGTTTAGCATTAGCCAATAGAAATTACGGTGCGAACTTTTATAAGAATGGCGCACATTTAAACGGAGTGCTAAAACATCCTGGCAAGTTAACCAATGAGGCATACGACAGATTAAAATCTTCTTTTAATCGTGCTTTTGGCGGAAGTCAAAACGCTGGAGGTACTGCCATCTTAGAGGAAGGCATGGACTTTCAAAAAGTAGGACTTAATCCTAATGATGCAGCTTTTAATGAAACAAAGAAGGCTACTATCTCCGACATTGCTCGCATTACAGGTGTGCCTGGTGTTTTGCTGGAAGATATGGATAAGGCTACCTTTAGCAATATGGAGCAGTTGTCTCAAATGTTCGTTAACTATACCATTATGCCATTGTGCGAAATTATTGAGGCAGAATTTAATAGAAAGATATTTTTTGAGGTAGAAAAAGACAAGTTTAGTACACGCTTTAACCTTGATGGCTTACTTCGTGGCGATGTGGCAGCAAGATCTTCTTACTACACAACGATGCGTAATGTATTAGCAATGTCACCAAATGAAATTAGGATTAAGGAAAATATGAATCCTTATCCAGGTGGTGATAGCTATGAGTTACCTTTAGCATCAAATATAAAAATAGAGCCATCCTCTGAAGATATTGCACACGAAGCTGAAGAAGAAATGAATAGTAATGGCGAAGAAAATTCTAATGATTAAATTATGCCCTACAGTAACTATCCACAATCAGCAACTAATGCAGCAAAGAAGGCTTTGAAGCATAAAGAAGAGAATGGCAGCCAATGCGGTACAAGTGTAGGCTGGACAAGGGCAAGGCAGTTATCAAGCAGAGAGGCATTAAGTGAGGATGAGGTTATTAGGACATATAGTTTTTTAAGCAGAGCCAAGGTATATGACCAAGGTAAATATTTTGATGATAACGACAATGAAATATGCGGTTCAATTATGTATGATGCTTGGGGTGGTTCAACAATGCTACCCTGGGCAGAAAGAACGGCTAATAAAATAATGGACGAAAGGTCAAAAGAAGAAATAATGGAGAAAAGAAGTATAAATTACGAGTTTCGCGCTATGCCTGAATCTCGTACTATTGTAGGCACTGCAACTGTGTTTAATTCTGCCTATGATATGGGTTGGTATGACGAGGAGATGAGTCCAGAAGTATTTACTAATTCAGATATGAACGATGTTGTAGCATTGTTTAACCATGATGCAAACATGGTGCTTGCTAGGACTAAATCTGGTACATTAAAATTAAACTTAACTGGAAATGCTTTAGAGTATTCTTTTGAAGCACCAAATACAACTTTAGGCAACGATCTTTTAGAAATGGTTAAACGTGGAGATGTTTACCAAAGTTCATTTGCCTTTAGTGTAGAAAAAGAAGATTGGGAGGAAAATGGCGGTGGTAAGCCAAAGAGAATAATCCGCAGTATTAAAAAGGTATATGATGTTTCTCCGGTGACTTACCCAGCCAACCCTGACACAATGGTTGCAAAAAGGAGTTATGAGCAAATAGCTGGAAAGGTAGATGAGGATTTACAAAGTGTAATTGATATATCTGTTAAATCAGAGATTAATATTGATAACGAGTTACGCAGGAATGCCCTGCATTTACTAAAATTAAAAACAATTTAAAATGAATTCTAAGGAATTAAGAGAAAAGCGGGCTTCCGATTATGCGATAATGGAAGACCTACAAAAAAGAGCAGCAGCCGAAGGTCGCTTAATGTCAGCTGATGAGTTGGCACAGTGGGATCAAGCGGATGCCTCTTTTAAAAGTTATACAGACCAGATTTCTCGTTTAGAAAGATGGAATGAAATCAACTCTGAGTCAAGAGGATTAAGCGAGGTTGAGCAAACAGTTGCTGCAATGCCTACTAATCAAAGAGAGATTGTAAAGTCTCCTGAATATCACTCTGCATTCATGAAGGCTATTGCCAAGAGAGAGTTAAACAACACTGAGCGTTCATTGCTTCGTGAGATGCGTGGTACTGCAACTATTACGACTGCAGAGACTGGCTTGGCTGGTGGTTATGTCATTCCTTACCAATTCTCAAACGAGTTGGAAAGAACAATGGCATATTATGGACCAATGTTACAGGTTAGCCGTATTATAACTACTCCTCAAGCTGGCACATTGTACTGGCCAAAGGTAAATGACACTGGAACAAGTGCTAACTGGCATACAGAAGGTAATGCTGTGACTGTACAAGACATGACCTTTACAAGAGAGACTTTTGCAGCTCACGTTTGTAACACATTGGTTAAGGTATCTGTTGAGTGGGCAAATGATGAGTTTGGTCTATTAAATAGCGAATTACCTATCATGTTAGGTGAGCGTTTAGGTAGAGCGTTAAACACTGCGTTTACAACTGGTGATGGCTCTGGTAAACCAACTGGATTTAAAGACGCTGCTCCATCCGGTGTAGAATCTGCATCTACTGGCGCGTTTACTGCTGCTAACCTTGTTGACCTTGTTCACTCTGTTGACATTGCTTACCGTAACTCTCCATCTGCTGCATTTATGATGCATGACCAGATTTTGAGTGCGGTTAGAAAGTTAAATTATGATACTGCAAACAATCCATTGTTCCAGCCATCATTGAGAGAAGGTACACCTGATAGATTATTGGGATACAATTTCTTTGTGAATAATGATTTACCATCTACACAAGCTGCAGATGCAAAGATTATTTACTTTGGAGATTGGAGCAAATATATAATCCGTGCGGTTGCTAATAATGTCCTTGTGCCATTGCGTGAGCGTTTCATGGATGAGATGGAAATAGGTTTCTTAATGTATGCTCGTTATGATGGCAAGTTGCTTAATACGGCAGCAATTAAGCACCTTAAGAATCTGTAAACTTTCATTGGGGATCTAATCTGGAGGACTTGAAACATAGTCCTCCATTTTAAAATATAATAAAATGGGTTGGAAAGTAACGACTGCACCGGTAAATGAACCTTGGACATTGCAAGAGGTTAAAGATTATTTAAAGATTGATGACTCAAACGAGGACACAATGATAAATACTTTAATTAAAGGTGCAAGGATGGTGGCAGAAAGTTATCTTAACCAAGCATTAATAACACAAACAATAACGGAGAAATTTGATAGGTTGTCTAATCCTACTATTTATCTTAGTGTATCTCCAGTTATTGCAGTTACTAATTTCCAGTACGCAGATAGCCAAAATACTACGCAAACCTTTGCATCTACTAATTATGTCGTTGACACATTCAGTAAGCCTGCAAGGTTAACGCTTGGCTACGGCAAGACATGGCCAACACTTTATGGGAATATAAATGATGTTACGATTACTTATACGGCTGGCTACGATACAGAAAGTAGCGGTGTACCATACCAAATAAGACAAGCTATTTTATTAATGATAGCTGATACATACGAGAATAGACAAGATTACGTTAGAAAGCTACCAACGGCTTCTCAATATCTTTTAGACCAATATAGAGTTCAATATTTCTAATGAAATACAACAAAAATGAAATTATTGGTCGAATGCGTGATAGGATTACCATCCAAAATGTCACACGTTCAAAATCAGATACAGGCTTTGCCCAGGAGTCATGGGCAGATAGTGCCATAGTTTGGGCGAATGCCGAAAGCAAGTTACCTCCATCCAATGAAACGGTAATTGATGGGAAGAATACTGCTAAAAATATAAGTGACTTTACAATAAGATATACGACAGGCATAGATGAAGAAAGTCGTATTATATGGAATGACAAACTGTATCAAGTTAGAAATATAAAGGTAAGTCACGATAGAAGATTTATAAGTTTTCAAGGCGAATTCTACGACTCATACATACTTACCGGTGTTTCCGTTGCTGCCATCCTTTCAGCCAATGCAAGCCTATCTTCCAATGTTAAGGTGATACATAATGTGCTTGCTGCTATGAATGCAATAGCAACAACGAACGCTGAAATAGTTGTTAGCCAACAAGGTCAAGTATTACTTGACTCTTCCCTCTCCGCATCTGGCAATGTTTCTGCTGATGCTACAAAAGTGATAAAAATTAATAGCGATGTTACTGCAAATGGCACTTTAGCTGCTTCGGTGACAAAAGCTATAAATATAGATAGCACACTAAATGTAAATGCTACTTTAGTTGGCGATGCTTTAGTGAGCAAAACATTATTAAGTACATTAAATGCAAGTGCTACGACATCGGCTGCGGTTGATGTTGTGACGCAAGGTTTAGTAAGTGTAGATGCAGCTTTAACAGGATTAGGCACTGTTTCTGCTGATATTTTCCGTACAGTTACATTAGAAAGTAGTTCAAGCACAAGTGCAACAACAGAATTAAACGCTACGCTTACCAAAGTCATTGAGGCATCAATGAACGCTGCTGCAATTACTGAAAGTGCTGCACAGTTAACGATTGCCGTTAACGCTGAAACTAATGCAATTGCTACAACATCAGCAGATGCTACACTATCATATACAGTCAATGCCGAGTTAAACGCTACGGCACAAACAACGGTTAATGCACAGATAACGAGGATTATTTCTGCAGACATGACTGTAACGGCACAGACAAGTGTTGAGGCTGGCATTGGTGTTACATTTGTTTCTTCATTAATGGCTGCTGGTTCTGTGACTAATGCTGAATTGTTTAGAACGGCAACGCTTGAAAGTTTTTTAACTGCAAACGGCACAACGACATCAGCAATTACAACGGCTAAGAATATTTCGGCAAGTGTAAGCGGAGCGGCAACGGTGACGAACAGTAATTTACAATTATTTGACCCTAATTTTTCATCAGTACAATTATTATTGCATGGGAATGGAACAAATGGAAGTACTACATTTACCGATAATTCAAACAACAACTTTAGTTTAACAAGAGGTGGAAATACAGTTATTTCAACTGCGCAAAGTAAATTTGGAGGAGCAAGTATTTTATTTGATGGAGCTGGAGATTATTTACAAATACCTAATAATTCAAATCTTACATTAGGTACTGGTGATTTTACTATGGAATTTTGGATATATCCATTAAGTCAACCTGGTTTATTTAATACAATTATTGGAGGCGATGCAACGTCTCAACCAATAGTAAATTTAAGAGGTAGTGGCACGAGTTCAAGTATTAGTATGAATGTTTTTGGAAGTGCCGATATATTTAATGAATCCTTTACATTTACTCAAAATAATTGGTATCATGTTGCAATTTCAAGAAGTGGTACAAGTCTAAAAGTATATGTTAATGGAAATCAAATAGGTCCTACAATTACAAATAGTACAAATATATCAGCTCCAATAACGTGTGTAGGAGGTCTTATTTCCTATGCACAAAATTTTAATGGTTATATAGATGATGTAAGAATAACAAAAGGAGTTGCAAGATATACTGGGTCAACATTGACAGTACCTACAAGGGAATTTTTAGACCAATAAACCTAACACGATGAAAATAGCCATTTTTACAAACATCAACTCCCCTGCTACCGACTTTTACCGAACGGTTGGCTGCTATGCCTACATGGGGCATGATATAAGATACCTTGCCATTGAATCGGCAAAGTGGTATGATTTAATGGATGTTGATGTAGTAGTGGCTAAATCTCCTAATGGAATGCCTTA